TTGTTCCTTATCTTGCGTATTTGATTGATGAGACCATATATGGACCCGCTATGGCGTCTACGTATGGGATTCCGCCTATTGGCATTGGTTGGTCCAAGTCATTTGGTGGCATGCAGTTCAACTTCAATCATCTCGTTCAGTACGCCAGGCGCGACAGGGAGGCCGGTGGTGTTGAATACGAGTGGTTCGGCGCGGGGGGTGATTTCTATAAGTTGGATTTTACCCTCACTGCTCCAGGCCTTACGCTCGTTGGCATGCTCCCTCTTCTGTTCTACACTTCCCATCACCCCGATTATCCTATTCTTCGCTTCCTTATGGAGTGGAGTACCGACAAGCTCGTTGCCAAATTCCTTCATCTGTTCCCTGGTGAGGATCGGCTTGTCACTGGTATGATGTTTTCTGGTAGCTATATAACCAGTTGGGGTGATACCGTATACGTGTGGATGGGTTTTGAGGCTTGGTATCTCACTGTATACCGCAAGCTCAAGAAAGCTGGTCAACATGCGGAGGCTGCTCATTGGCGCTCCGTTTGGCCTCTTCCTCTCTTCATATACGGAGATGATCACATAGCGTACCTCCCTGAGTACGCTTATCCGTATTATGTCGGGAAACCCTGGTCAGAGAAAGCGGTTGGTGACAAGCCTGTTTGGCTGTCTAACTACTTGAAGGCCAAGTTCGGGATCGAATTGAAGATGGAGGAGAGCGATGTCTATTTCAACGAGCCTGGTCACCATGCCCTTCTTACACTTCCCGATGCATGGGGTGGGATACTTAAGGCTGGCCCCAAGTACCTTCAACGTCGTTTTGTTGTCGTCGGATCTACGGACCTCATTATTGAGAGTGTCCCCGGCGGCTACTCTACCGCTCTTCTCCCTTATCGTCCCATTGAAGATTACTTCACTCGTGCGTTCACTACTGTCAATGGCGTCACTTGGGACTCTTATCTTGCCAAGCTCCGTGGCCTCGCAGTCGACACCGCTGGGTGTAATTTCGAGGCCTACCAATTTCTCAAGTATATACACGATCAGGCGTGTAAGTTCGCCGGTCGCACGGACCCTTATATAGAGATTGATGAGGATAAGGCTGAGTACCTCGAGTTGCGTCGCAAGCTCCGAGACACTGGATTCCCAACCGCTGTAGTCGCTACTGGGTTCCCTCGATACACAGACCTCATGCTTCATTTTTGGCCAAATAAGTATGATGTGTCTGTTTGTGTCGAGCGTGCCCAGTCGACCGGGTTCTATAAAGATCTTTCGGCTTGATCTCGATGCGTGCCCCTATTTCTGTGTTGGCCGCCGGGAT